GTCGGTCTGCCACTCGTGGTAGACAGCCGTTGCTTTGGTGCGAGCAAGCGACGAAAGGATAGGTGTCTCGGTCGGGCTGATGTTGTAAATAACATCGGTTAGATCTTCACGCTGACCGATAGCTGTGAAGGTCTGGAATGTACCTGAAGGAACAGTCATTTCAAACTCCTAATTACAAAAATCTTTCAAAAACCCTTGCAGCGTCTTGTCGAGAGCCAGTCTTTCTAAGTCGCGCAAGATCCTGTTTTGCCGCTTCTGTTGCTATGGTCTTACCCGTGGCATTACCAGCCTTTAGCATCTTGGGAGCCTCGGTAACCTTCTTGGTTACACCAGGCTTGGCCTTCTGCAATTTCTGGTACTGACTTGCCATCCACAACGTCAACACAGCGCGAGAGTCTGTTGCATTTGATAACTCTGCATCCGAGTAACCAATACTCTTTGCAAAGCTACGAAGTTCAGAGCGAACCTTCTCACCCTTCTCAGGGTGCGCGTACTCAGGGATTGCCTCGGCTACCCTTTTCGCTTCTTCGGCTAAATGCCTCTCAAGATGCGCCTCACGCTCTGCCTGTTGCTCTCTTGCAATGCGTTGCTGTTCAGCACGGATCTGTTGAATCTGCTCTTTTTGCCTAGTCTGCTCTGCGACCTTGACCGCATACGCAATCGGGTCGGTTTCCTTCAAACTTTCAATATCCTCACCACGCATTTGTTGGCTCAGGAACTGATCCATAGCCTGCAAACGCTGAGAATATGCGTCTCTCGCCTGCTTTGCTTGCTCTACAGCAGCCTTTTCAGCCTCTACGGCCTTACGCTGCTCGGCAAGCGCGTTAGTCTTTTTATGGTAATCCGTACCCTTTTGGTAGCCCTCGATAAGTTCTGAGAGGGTCACTTCACGCTCTTCACCAGCGGCTTTCACCGTAAAGCGTGGTTCCTCTTCCTGAACTTCCTCTACTGCTTCCTCATATTCGGATTCACTGGCCGCAACCTCTTGTTCTTCCGACTGGTCTTGAACTTGCTCCGGAGGAGGTTCGCCACCACTCATTAAACCCAAGAAGGCATCTGCTGCCTGTCCCACTGTCAAGCTAGTCCCTTGCGGGTTGCTGCTTTCCATACACTAACCTCTACTTAAAAATCTTAAATCGTCTCTTCACTATCTCGCCTTCGGCGGCAACAGATTCGAGACGCGCCTTAACCTGGCGCACTGCGCGAATTGCCACGTATGACTCTTCGCGTAAGTCAATGTCGTCAGGATTACTATTGATGATACGCTCGATGTTGTCTTTTTCCAACTCATCGAAGATTTCCGTCAGAAACTCATCACCAAGTAATGCTTTTGCTCGTTCCCATCGTTGTGTCATAGCAGGCTCTTTAGTTTGCCTTTAGGCATTCTTGCTTCGTTAATGGCTTCTAAGAAGTCCTCACCGTACTTGTTTACTGCTTTCCTACGAATGACATATTCGCCGCGCTGTAGCTTGGCATAACCCTCGTCTGGCCCGTCTGGATTAGGCCCAAGCAACGAGCGGATCTTTCCGCCTTTCTCATAAGAAAGGTTATCAGACTCAACCTTTCCGCCCATATACATGCCACCCTGAGCGATACCCGAATCTTGCGCGGCTTGTTGTTGAGCTTGTTGCGCCGCCTGCTCTGCTATCTGTGTGTTGGTTTTCGCCCAATCGTAGTTTTTAAGTAAACCGGTTTGGTTGAAGTAACCAGGCTGAAACTGTTGCACTTGAGACACAGCAGGTTGAACGCCAAACTCTAGCGTCATGGGCCGAAGATTTGTATACCCAGCAGCACCAGACTGGAACTGATACGGAACTTCTGGGGTTGGCGTTGTCTTGTAAAAGAACCCCGATGTTGGCGCAGCAAGGCTTGTTTGACCGCCACCCGTTTGAAATGGCACAAAGTTAGTTGCAGGGAGGTTAAACGTCGGGGGCATGTAACGACTAGGATCAAACGTGCTAGGCGTTGTTGGCGTAGTCGTGGTTTGCCCTAACCCCATTTGGATAGATGACTGAACGTCTGCCTCTGGCACACCCATTGCTCGCAGCATGTCTGCTGTGATCTTGTTCTGATTGAACCAAGCGATCTTTTGTGCGCCCGTGTAAACATTCCAATCGCTCGGAAGAGTCATACCGGCAGGCAGCTTCCATGTTGGTGGCGCTGCCGTACCGGTTTGTCCTAGCCCATAAGAAATAGCCTGCTGAATATCAAACTCAGGAACCTTGTACTGCCTGAGCATGTCAGCAGTTATCCCCTTGGAGTTGAACCAGTTAACTTTGTCTTGGCCTGTGTAGTATTGCCATTCAGGAGGCAGACCTAAACCAAGCTGTCCAGCCATCAGCGTTACAGCATCCTGAGAAGGATTACGCACCTCGGCAGTAGGAGCGTCTTGCAAGCCAAGAGCCGCGAATGCTTCGTCTGTTGCGTTAGTTGGGTCTACGTTCCTGATGTAGTTGCGTAGTTCAGCCTTAGACCTACCGGATGCAAGAAGTTGTTGGACATAGCCTTGTTTTGTAGCTAAAGGCGCTGCGGTATTCCACTGCACTCCGAATACATCGTAAGTTGGTGGAGGTGGTGGCGTAACAGGTTGGCTAGTAGGTATGCCAAGCAAGTCGTAAACAGTTTGATTTGCGTTAGCTGGATCTAACTCCGCAATCTTTGATTTGATTTGATCTGGTGTGATGCCAGCAGTAAGTAAGGACTGAATGTAACTTTGTTTAGTTGCGAGCGAGGAATTTGGATCCCATTCCAACCCAAAGACATTGTAGGTTGTAGCCATAGGTGTGCTCACATTGTTAACAGGTTCTAGCGGAAATGCTTGTGGTGGTGGACTAACCGGAGGTGTAACTACAGGAGGAGTTACCGCAGGAGGTGTAACAACCGGAGGTGGCGTAACTGTTGCGGGAGGCGCTACAACAGGCGGCGTTACAGGAGGCGGCGTAACTGTTGGAGGAGGTGTTACAACCGGTGGAGGCTCCACAACTGGAGGAGGAACATACGGCGGCGGGTTTGGTATGCCTAGCAAGTCATAATTTGCCTGCGTAGCACTTGCCGGATCTAACTCGGCAATCTTGGCTTTTATCTGATCTGGCGTAATACCAGCAGCCAACAAAGAGTTAACGTAACCCTGCTTTGTCGCTAATGACGAGCCTGAATCCCAGTTAAGTCCAAATACGTTGTAAACAGGCGCAGGAGGCGGCGCAGGAGGCGGCGCAGGAGGTGGCGGTGGAACGTATGGTGGCGGTGGAACGTACGGAGGTGGTTCGTAGTAAACCGGCTCTGGCTCGTAGTACACGGGTTCGTTTTGTACGGGAGGAGGCGTGTATACAGAAGGAGGAACATACGGAGGTGGCTCTGGAGGTGGAGCGTACCCGTTGTTAAGCATCCAATTGATTGAGTCGGTATCAACGCCAGCATTGAGCAATTCAGTCGTTGAGACATTGTTAGCGTTGAACCACGCGATCTTCTGCGCTGCGTCGTAGCTATCCCATCCAGCCGGTAGTTCGTCAACTAAAGCCATGATTACCCTGGTATCTCGATGTTAGACGTAATGCCTGCGCCGACTTTCATAGCCTTCATCTGCGCTTCTGCCTCGAACTCCATACGCTTGAGCTCTAGCTCGGCTAGAGCCTTCTCTCTTGCGAGTTGAATATCTGCCATAGCCTTTTGACGCTTAATCTCAATATCCGCTTGAGCCTGCGCCATCATCATTTGTACGGCAGGATCTGGGCCTTGTTGTTGGGGTTGTGCAAGTGCAGCATCAACCTCCGGTGTCACTTGCTTGAAGAACTCAGCCGAGTCTGCAAAGCCTGCTGCCTCAATCAACTTTCCGAGCGTCCCTCGATATTGCGAGACAGACACTAAAGGATTGTTCGGGCCGTACGCTTGAATGATCTGCTCTTGTTTTGCAAGAACCATTGAGAGCATCGCCATCTTTTGCTCGATGTTCCCAGTACCAAGTCCGACATTCACTGACACATCGTACTGGTTCGACCACTCTCGCGGGTCGTATTGAACATACTGGCCGCGCATCCGAATGATGACTGCTTTGTCCTGGTACTTGCATAAAAGATGTAATAACCCTTTGAATAAGTCTTTTACACCCGTTTCAGAGAAGATCCTAGCGACTAACTCGATCTTGCCTTGTGAGGCTTGTGTAAGGGCTGCTATGGCCGCAGCAGTCACGTTCTGTAGGATGTTAGGGTCTAGCCCTTGGGAAGCCTCTGTGACGCCCGTACGTTTAGCCTGGATCGAATCTAGGTACTCCATAAACGGGAATACCTGCTGAGCAACAGGATTGACCTGGATAGGAACAAGCGCACCAGGGTTCTTCATCCTGACCACACCACCAGGCGTAACGCTCAAGAGGTCATCGAGGTTGACCTGTCCTTCGACTGCTCCCATGCGAGAGTTGTTCTGCAAGTACAGGTTATCAAGCATCTGCCTCGTTAGAGTAGTCTTGATAAGCTGGAGATCAACTGTACGATCAGCAGGGCAATCCCCAAAGAAGCGATGAGGTATCGGAATAGGGCAGAGGGTGTAAAACGGCACATAGTCGGTTTCCTCATTACTTAGGATTTCATTCCCCGAAAAGTGAACCCGTCTTAGTTCTGCAATCCCATCTCCGTCGTAGTCAGTCTTTAGGTAGCACTCAAACACTTCAACCGTCTGCATAGACTTGTCGAGACTTGGCTCCATATAAGGCTGCTCGTCTCGGTTGTACCTTGCAATGTACTCGGCAGAGAACTCAAGATCGTTGTAGACAGGAAGATTCATCACGATCTCGGCATCAAAGCCCATCGCAACTAAATCAGACCTTGTGATGAGTTTTCTGTGCGCGACGAAAGGTGTATCTCTTACCGTCTTGCCTGCTTTAGAGATCAAGAACTCTTCGGGAGGCACATTCTCGATCTTGATCTTTCCGGCCTTAGTCTTACGCATGAGCGCGACGTTATGAACGCGCATGACTTGACCGTCAATATCCTGCTCAACCGTCTCTTGTGCTGCGATCTCCATCGTGCCATCAGACATGATGAGAGCTAATTCGTCGTCGGTAAGGTTTGCGTACTGCTCTTTAGTAACCGAGATCGAGTCGTCCCAGTAGGCTTTGATAACCCCGACCTTCTGAAGGATCGCGTCTTTGAACCAGTCGTGCATGATCGAGATGCCTGGGTTCTGCTTCATGAGCACCCAGTTTGTGTACTCGGTTGCTTGCTGGGCTAACGGCTCATCGCCTGGGCCTACAGGCTCGAATACGCCGATCTGGTCAGCAGAAGTAAAAAGACGCATGAGAGGCGGAAGCATCCCGTCTACCGCTTCTGCAACCTCTCCGGTTACGATCTGGCTGCGACCCTCTACCTCGTTACCATAGGGATCACGCATGTAGGCAGTGAGCGCGTTCTTGCGTTGCTCGACCGTCTCGGTCTCCAAGAAACCTATCGCGTTATCAATCTCACCTTGGAGAATCGCCTTTAATCGTCCGTCATCCATTTAGACCACCCAAGATACGTTAGGTTTCAGCGGCTTAGACCAACTCGTTGTTTCTGACATGCCAACCGCAAGATACCGAAATGCGTCGCTCGCATGAGATGCCCAATCGTGAAGAGGCTTATCCCAATAGACTTGACGCTTATCGTCGTATTGTCTCCGATAATTGCGTAGCGCGTCCACTCCACGCCTAGTCTTGGAGTCGAACCAACAATAAGGAATCAGCCTTCTCACGGCTTGTATCCCATCGTCAACACCCATTCTCGGCACAATCGTGATGTTTAACCCTGCTTCTTGCAGGAGTTCTAACCTCGATCTTCCTGAGCCTAGCTCTCTGACTTGTACGTCGTGAGGAAGTAATTGCTCGGCTAGTTCGTAGTGGTTCGTTCTCAGCCAGTTCACGTACCAATCGAGTCCCTGTCCGTGGTTCTCGACAAAGTCAATGAGTCGTGTCTCTAGGCCCACCCTCTGACAAACCCAGATTGCAGTGGAGTCGCCTATGCCTAGATCCCAGGCTGCATAAGTCTTAGCTAAACCATCTACAGGTATGTCGTGGAATCTTTCAGACGGTAACTCATTGAGAAGTTGCCCGTAGTAACTCCCTTCGATGGCTGAGTCAAAGGAACACTCAAACTCTTGCAGGTACTTGTCATCTCCCATTTCGGACTTGGCTGCATCGAGTTCAGTCTGAGGGATAAGACCTGTCTCTGACGCTCGGAACTCAAGCAGTGCCCAATCGTTATGCTCTGACGCATGGTCTCTTAGGGTCTTGAAGTGGTTGTTTCCCTTTGGGGTTCCGAGGAACAACGCCCATCCCATTCTGTCCGACAGGGCCGGACGAACCACTTCCGACCAAATTTTAGGGTTCTGGTCACCGAATTCGTCGAATACAACGCCGTCAAAATACTGTCCTCTAAGAGAGTCTGGGTTATCAGACCCTGCAAGTTGGATGCGTCTGCCCCAGAAATCAACCCGAAGCTCCGCAATATTGGCAACGCCGTTAAGGGGCTCGGTAAACTTAAGGAGGTAATCCCAGATAACTCGTTTGGTCTGGGAGTAGGTAGGCCCAATAAACGCATATCTTGGAGCCTCCTTTGTGTTCTCTATTGCTGCTCTAATAAGATGGTTGACAGCAGAGACTGATTTCCCCATACGACGATGAGCCACAACGACTCCGAATCGCTTGTCTGCAAGCGCATGGTGGATCTGTAGCTGTTGCGCTCGCGGTGCATACGGAATAACTATTCTGGTTGCGCCCATGTCACTTGTAAAGCAACTGGTTGCCCGTCCTGACCTGTTACCTCTGTTCTTGCCAACTTAGGTATGTGGTACTCGATAGCCCGCAAGTAAATATCGCAAGCCTTTTCTGGGCTTTTCTGTGCCACTTCGTCTAGCCATATAGCAAAACGAGGTGCGTTTAGTTCCGCCATCTTAGCAATGGCTTCCCTAACTGCCGCAGTAGATTTGTTAGGCGCACCCTTTGGTCTACCTAATCCTGCGTTTGGAGGAATCCATTTGTTTTCCACTGTATTTTACTATCCTTCTGTTGTTACTGTGCAACACCTAACAACCCTGATCGTCTTAGCTCTTCTTCGTCTATGACTACAGGTTTTCCGTTTACTTCCATGATTCTTAGTTTACTTTCTTCGCCTGGGAATACGACAAAGTTACTTGTGCCTTTCTTAGCACCTCTTGAGCCTTCATCTAAGTAACGTATTCCTGGAATGCCAGCATCTTTTAGTATCGAAGATGTAATAACGTCAGGAGAACGTTTTTTAGCGGCAGCAAGCGTTTGGTTTATTTGTTCGTCTGTAATGCCTGGGTAGAATGTTTTTAAGGCCCATATAGGATCATCACCGGACGATATAGCAGACTGAGCTACATTGACCTTTGAGTCCGGCTTTGTAAGTTTTTTGTAAATCTGCTCGCCTGTTTCGTCAACCGTAATACCTATCCTACTTAAAGCGTCTTTGACATACTTTGACTGCTGACTCAGCGGCTTATCCCAATCCAGCATCTTTGCTATTTGTTCGTCTGGTAGGTCTACTGTGTAGAGAGATCCTTGGTTTTGCGGTAAAGCCTTTCTTGCTTGCTCTGCTTCAGAACCGGTTCTAAAAGGGCCAGCTAGGTTTTTACCCGTATCACCCAATCCTTCGCGGACGTAATACCCATCATCGCCTCTAAATACAGCGATATTTTTCTTTTGGCTAAGTGCGTTTTCATAAGACTTAGCGACATCCTTAGATTCCGCAAAGTACAACCCATGCCCGTAAGCCTGCGCTCCCTCGCCTGTTCCGATCTTGCTTGCGTCAAACTTACTAAACTTATGCGGAGAACCATGAAACACAGTCAGCGGACTCAACAAACTTCCTGCTCGCCGTGCGCTTGCCATCGTTGACGCCGCGGCAAAAGGAAGCATAGACCCGTACAACTGACTAGCAACACTTGCCTGCTCGCCCAGTCTGTAAGCATCAGACATTTGTTGTGCCTGTGGATCCATCACTGAATACGTCGGGTTCCTACCCGTAAACCCTAGTAGACCTTGTGCTACAGGACTCGTCTGCCCATACCCTGGAAGCGAACTCACGCCTCTCGGCAACTGCTCAGGCAGTGGAGGCAAGAACTTCTCTTCGTCCAGCAGACCTTTTCTACGCTTCACTTCTTGTTCCTCGCCGAGATTGCCTTTGCTTTCGCTCTTGCATCTTCCTTACTACTTGCACCCCATGCCTTTAGACTGAGAAGCAGTCTAGTAGGGCTACCATCAGGTTTACGCTCTGGGCCTGGCATGTTACCCATCCTCGCTAGGAAAGACGCTCTGCGCGGGTTATCGCCGCTTTTAACGGGAGCCTTTAGGTTAGAACCAGGGTTTGCAGCCTCGTAAGACTTCCGACCCTTCTCGTTCAGGCCACCCTTAGCGTTCTTACCTTCTTTCCTAGTCCAAGCGGCAGTCATTTCTTCTTAGCTTTGCCAGCTTGAGATAGGGCAATCGCTACCGCCTGTTTCTGACTCTTGACAACTGGCCCACCCTTACCTGAGTGGAGCTGTCCTTTACCGAACTCGGTCATAACCTTACTAATCTTTTTCTCAGCCTTGGTCTTTTTCATTTCTTCCTCGCTGCTCTCATGTTATCCACAAGATTCGGGTAGGGTCTGCCAGCAGATGCAGCCATAGCCTTAGCGGACTTCTTCTCAGACCTGGAAAGAGGTTCACTCTTCCCCAGTTTCTTCGGTCTCGCCTTCTCCCATATCGCCTTCTTCATCGCCCATCTCCCAAGAAGCGCAAGACTT